AAGGCATCAATGACGTTCGGCACCTTGGTCCAGACCAGGCCGGCGGCCCGAAGGCTGACGCCCGAGCGAGGGAAGACCTGGCTGCGCCAGGCATTGGCGAGGCCGCGGCCCCGGCCGCCGAAGGCCGCGAGGACCTGGCCGCGCAGCTCGCGCTTCAGCGCCTCGGTGCCCTCGCGTACGGCCCCTGTGGCCGCCCTCTCGCCGGCGCGGACCTCCGCCGCCAGGGCCTGCCGCAGGTCGCCAATGGCGGCCGCGAGGCGCACCGGTTACGGCCCGCCCAGGCGACGGTTCAGCACCCGCAGCAGCAGGTCATGCAGGGCGGCGTAGCCGAGGGTGCCGGCAAGCCAGGGCACCGCGAACAGCCACCAGCCCTCGAGCTCGACCGCGCGGGCGATCAGCCAGGCGCCGGTGCCGAGGCTGCCGCCCGCCAGGGCGTGCAGCAGGAAGCCGCCGGTCAGCAGTGGCCGATCCGCCGCGGCGAGCCGGGCCATGGTGCCGAGCGCCCCGAGGCCGGCGGCGAGCAGCGCCTCGTTGAGGATCGCGCCGAGACGCTCGGGGTCGGGCATGGCTCTCTCCTACCGCTGGCAGAGGACGCGCCAGGCGATGCCGGCGGCATCGCGCTCGGCGTGCTGCACGGTCAGCACCTCGGCCCCGAGGGCAAAGGTATCGCCCGCCTCGATGGCGGGCAGCGCAGCCACCGCTACGGTGAGGACGTCGGTGACCTGCACCAGCGTGGTGCCGAAGGCATCCGCGAGCCGATCCGGGCTGGAGCGGAGGACCCGGAGGGCCACCTCCGGCCCGGTGCCGCCGGCGCGGTACACTGTGTCGCTGCCGAGGTTCGGATCCGCGGCCAGGACGCCCAGGGCCGCGGTGAAGGCGTTCATGCCGGCCGGCCCAGCCGCCAGGCCAGCACGCCCGCCACCGCGGCGAGGACGACGGCGATGGCGACCACCGGCGCGAGGTCGCCGAGCGCCTGGATGGCCGGGGCGGCTTGCGCCAGGGCGGTGGCGACACCGGCGGCGCCGACCAGCAGCGCGCCGCGGCCAGTGTCGGTCACGGCGGCCACCTGCGCCAGCGTCCGGGGTGCCGCCGGCGGCACGCCGGCCAGGGTCAGGGCCCGGTCCAGCACCGCGGCCGGATAGGCCAGCCCGGCGCATTCATGGGCGACGATGGCCTCCACCAGCGGCCGGAGATGGCCATGCCGGTGCAGGTCGAGTGGGTCGTCCGGACCGACACCCATGCGGCGGGCCACCGCGGCGAGGTAGGCAGCGGTGTCGTTCTCCGCCGGCGGCGCCCAACGGGCGATGATGTCGCGCACCGACCGCAGCCCATGGCGATCCTGGTAGGCGATCAGCAGCACGGCCAGGGCGCGCAGGCCGTACTCGTGGCCCACGAAGCGGCAGAAGCGGCCGTCCGAGGCCGGCTCGGCCAGGCCCTGCCACTTGTTGGCCGCGAGGTGCTCGATGTTGCCCGGATTGCGGTTGCGGTAGCCCCGCGTGGCCTTCGGGTCCATCGTCACGCCCCGCTCGCCGGTACGCGCAGCAGCACCACCCGGACCGTCGCCTCGGCCGCGAGCGCGGCCGCTGTGGCGAGGCCGACCTGGAAGTTGCCCGTCGCCGTCGTGGTGATGCGGCGGTTGGTGTTGTCCCAGAACACCCGGGCGCCGGCAGTGATGGCCAGCGAGGGCTCCTTGGTGAGGTCGAAGACGCCCTTGGTCTGTACCTCGATCGTGGCGTTCTGGGCGCCGTCCACCGCGGCGACCCCGAACAGGGCGCCGACCAGGACACCCTGACCGGCGGTGACCCCGCCCGAATAGGGGACAGAGACGGCCAGGCTGTCGCCCGGCTGGACGTAGTTGCGCATGGACTGCTCCTGCGATGGTGAGCGGGACCGCCGCAGCCGCGCCGAGAGGGCGGTTGCGGAAAGTAGTGCAAATCACTATTCTCGCCATATGGACGAAGCCATCTCCGCCGCCGAGGCCAATCGGTCCTTCTCTCGCCTGCTGCGCGAGGTGCGCGAGGAGGGCCGAACCTTCGTCGTCACCTCGCATGGCAAGCCGGTCGCCAAGCTGGTGCCCGTCGGACGCATGCGTCCGACCGCCGCCGAGGCGCGACAGGAAGAGGCACGCGCAGCCCTGCTGGCGCGGCTCGCCGCCCAGCCCGTGATCGATGTCGGGCGCTGGACCCGCGACGAGCTCTACGAGCGCTGAGATGCGGCTCGCGCTCGACACCAATGTCCTCGCCTACGCCGAAGGGGTGAACGGCGAGGAGCGCCGGAGCACCGCGCTCGACATCCTGCGGGGCTTCGCCGGCGAGGAGGTCGTGATCCCCGCCCAGGCCCTCGGCGAGCTATTCGTGGTGCTGACCCGAAAGGCCCGGCGTGCTGCCGCCGAGGCCCGCAGTGCCGTGCTCGGCTGGTCCGACAGTTACCCGGTGATCGGGACGACGCCGGCGGTGGTGGTCGAGGCGATGGAGGTGGCGACCGCCCACCGCCTCGCCTTTTGGGACTCGGTGATGCTGGCCGCCGCCGCGCAGGCGGAGTGCCGGATGCTGCTGTCGGAGGACCTGCAGGACGGCTTCACCTGGCGCGGCGTCACGGTGCGCAACCCCTTCGCCCCCACCCGGATCTGACGGCGTCGAAGGGAGTGCGGTGGCTCAGGTGCCGGGGTTGAACCAGGCGCCGCGCCAGTCGATGGCGCCGACGCCGAAGTCGAAGATCACGCTGACCTCGACGCCATCGACGCCGGAGACCGGCCCGGTCGTGACCTGCGGCCCCTCGGCCCCGTTTAGGTAGCCATAGACGTAGACCGGCGCGCTGACCGGGTCGGAGAACAGGTACCAGCGGTTCGCCTGGATCAGCGGCTCGACCAGGGGTTGGACGAAGCCGGCGAAGACGTTGGCGTTCGAGGTCTGGCCGGGCGTCACGCTCACCGTCAGCTGCCGCGCCGCCAGCTCCTGGTTCGGCCCGACCAGCAGGCGCATGGAGGAGCCGACCGCGATCGGCAGGCCATCGAGAGTCTTCTGCTTCATGATGGCCGCACGGCCGACCGCCAGGCTCGGCAGGTCGAGCGCGGTGCCGGCGCTTGCCTTATTGGCCCGCGCCGCACCAGTGGCGAACACGGCCGTGTTGCCGGTGGTGAGCGTCGGGCCATCGCCATTGGCGCTGTTCAGCAGGCCATAAGCTGTGGCGTTCTCGAAATCGGCCACCCGCCGCCCGATCATGCTGGCGAAGTCGGTGAAGGCGCCGAGGTCGTCGTTCACCAGCATCGGCCGGGTCACCCGGATCCGCCGCGCGAAGGTCTGCAGCAGGACGATCTCCTGGCTCTCGGACATGGTGCCGGCCTGGATCTCGCCATTCTCCAGCAGCGGCAGCAGGGTCGGGAAGTCGCCGACGCGCAGGTGCCGGTGCGGCTTGAAGTCGCGGAAGTCGCGCCGGAGGAAGATCTGCCGGTAGCTGGGCGCCGCCGGGGCGTAGGCCGCGAGCAGCATCTTGTTCGCCGCGGCCGAGAGCAGCAGCGGGAAGTCGGAAGTGGTGTGGAAGGCGCGCTCGGCCAGCAGGGTCGGGTTGCGCGGCACGTTGCGCTCGCCGCGGGCCCGGAGCAGCTCGCCGACCATGTCGGAGGGCCGCCAGCCCAGGAACTCAACGTGCCGGCCATTCCGACCATTCTCCCCTTGGGGCTGGTAGCCGGGCATGGAGCGGGCGGCGAGCGCCTCGGCCATGGCATCGATCAGCACCGCCGGATCGTCATTGGCCGGCCCCGTCTCGGGCCGGGCGGGGATGGAGGGGCGCGGGCCCGCCGTCACCAGGACATCGAACAGGCGCCGCCGGGTCTCATCGGGCGACCAGCCGCGCTCGACCGCCTCGGCGCGCAGCGGGGCGATGCGGTCCGCAGGCAGCAGGGCGCGGGCCGCCTCGATGGCGGCGTCGATGCCGGTGATCCTCCCCCGCTCGGCGCGCTCGGCCTCGGCGCGGACGGCCTCGAGATCGAGGGGGACCGGCGCCGTACGGATGGGCTCCGGCAGGCTGGACGGGGTGGACGGCACGGGGGGCTCCTGGGGCGGAATGGCGGACAGCGCAGACGTCGCCGGGTCGGCAGCCGGGCTCACCGGCGTCGTCTCGGGCATGGGTGGGTCCTCGTCAGGCAGGGCGGGTTCGATAGCCGGCGCGGAGAGGCCCTGTTCCCCCTGCGCCCGTACCGCGGCGTCGCGGTCCACCGGGACCGGCACGACGGAGATCTCGAAGGGCTCCCAATCCACCGCGCGGTGGACGGTCTCGCCGGTGGCGGCGTCGGGCCGCGGCTCGTAGCGGAGCACGCGATAGCCGACGCTCACCGCCCGCAGCGTGCCGTCGGCGATGCGCTGCCAGACCGGCTCCACGTCGGGGGCGGCGGAGAACTGCAGCGTGGCGTAGCCGCGGCCGCGCTCGAGGCGGGCGGCGGTGACGCGGCCGAGCACGTCGCGGGCATCGCCGCGGCGATGGGTGTTCAGCACCGGGGCCTGGCCCGAGCGGAGCGCGTCCATGCGCACTGCGCTCGGCGACATCTCCAGCTCTTCGGTGATCAGACCGAGGGCGGGGACGAAGTTGCGCGCCCGGGCGCCGGTGGACCAGACCACCTCGACGGTGCGGGCGGCACGGTCGACGGTGGCCGGCGCGGCCAGGGCGCGCTGCGCCACGATCGGCACGGCAGGGGTGTCCGGCGCGGCGACCGAAGCAGTGCTTCGGTCCCGACCCGGCTCGGTGTTCTCGCTCATGTTTGGCTTGTCCTGGTGCGGCGCCTCAGGGTGCGCTGAAGCCCTGGGCGTTGACGTAGACCTGCGCGCCGGTGGTCAGGCAGGCGACGTTCAGCGCGGTGGCCACGCTGCCCTTGAGCGGCGTCGGGAAGGTGATCTCGACCGGCGCCGGCATCGCCGCCGGCAGCAGCTGCCGCCAGATCACGGTCGCGCCGTCCTTGATCACCACCTCGGTCGCCACCGTGGCGTGGGCGTTCCGCAGGTCGATGGCGGTGACGTAGTTGCGGATGCCGGCCGCGGCTGCGGCCTTGATGGCGACGTCGGTGGTGTTCGTGATTCCGCCCGCGGCCGCAGCGTACTGCCAGTCCGCCTCCGGGATGGCGTAGGGCTTGGTCACCAGCGCGCCGATGAGCGTCGCCAGCAGGTCGACGCCGCGGCCGGTCGTCACCGCCGAGGGGTTCACCGAGTAGCCGGTCGCGGCCAGTACCGGCACCGCACCGCTGGTGTTGCGGGCCTGACCGCCGACCGGTGTCACGCCCGGGGCGACGGTGCTGAGAACGTTGACCCCGAGCCCCTGGCCGGCGACGGACTGCCCGCGGCCGGCGGTGATCTCGGTGGTGAGTTCGGCGTAGTCGGCGATGGTGACGAACTGCACCTTCACGTCGGTGCTGGAGGCCGGCGCCAGGTTGCGACTGACCGAGGCCCAGCCGGTGTTGACGTAAGCGCCGGAGAAGGTGGAGCCGACCAGGTCGAAGCTGTTGGCGTCGATCACCGTGATGGTGAAGGTGCCGTTCGCCCCCGGCACGCCGGAGACGTCGGCCACGGTGACGTTGTCGCCGGTGGTGAAGCCGTGCGCGGCGCGGGTGATCCGCACCAGGCCGGAGCCGTTGTTGGCCACCGCCGAGATGCCGTTGATGAACTGCCGGTTCCGCACCCGGATCCGGAAGCGGTAGGCGGCATTTGGTTCCGGGATCTGCTGGTGGCGGACATAGGAGTTGGAGCGCGCGGCGGTGCTGTCGATCAGCCGGCCATGGAACCAGCACTCGTCATTGGTCGGCTCGAGCTCCAGCACCGACCAGGTGGTGGGGGCGGTGGTTGGGATGGTGGAGGCCGCGGCGCTGACCAGCCGCGGCGCCCCCTCACTCCCCACCTCGTAGTTGGCCAGGGTCGGGCTGGTGCCGTCGAGCCGCCAGGCCGCGACGCCGCGGCCGTCCGGCAGGCCGGTCACGGGATCGACGCTCAACAGCTCCAGCCAGACCGACTGGCCGGCGATGCGCTGGCTCAGGTTGAGGGCGACCATCACCCGGAGCGGGATGGTGAAGGTGGTCCGGCTGGTGAGGGTCAGCTCGTCGTCGAGCGTCGTGCCGGTGGAAATGGTGACTGCGCCATCCGCAACGGTCGCGGCGATCCCGCCGCCGGTGGCCGCGACCTCCCAGCGGGAGGCGTTGATCTCCGTACCGTTGAAGCTGTCGCGGAACTTCTTCTGCATGCTCTTGATCTTGAGCATGTCGTCCGCCCAGTCGTAGGCGCCCGCGGTCATGGCTGTGCTCCTGGTGCTGCGGCGGCCGGCTCGGGCCGCGGTGGGGCCTCGGGTCCCCATCGAAGCCGCTCAGCGGCTTCGATGGGTTCCCCCGCGGCGCCGGTGGCGGCGATCTCAATGGCGGCCAACTGCGCCGCGTCCTGGGCGGCGCCCGACTTGGCGACCCGGCGCGGGTCGGTGTCGAGGGCGAGGCCGGCATCATCCAGCAAGGCATTGGCCGCGCGGATCAGCTCGACCGCCTGGCGGAAGTCGTAGCCGAAGGCGCCGACCGCCTCGGGCTGCGGCACGAAGCCGGCCCGCACCTGGGCGATCAGGGCAGTGGTGTCCTTCAGTGGATCGATCATCTCATGCGCCGGCGGGACATGGCTGACCTCGGCCGGTATGTCCGGGCCCCACAACCCGAGCAGCGCCCCTTGCTGGTGGAAGCGCTCGGCGACGGGGCGGACCAGCATCGGGATCAGCATGCCGTACTGCACCTGCTCACAGAGCCGGCGGAACTCGATCTTGCCGGCCCGGAGGCTCGAGTAGTTCGCCTGGGTCAGGTCGCCCGAGACCTGGTCGTAGGTCAGCCCGGTGCCGACCGCGGCGGCCTCGAGCGCCCGGCGGGCAAAGGCGGCGTGGCTGCCGCCGCCACTCGGGTTCACCACCTCCACGCTGCCCATGCCCCGGCGGTAGAGGATCATCCCCGGCTCGAAGCTTTCCACCGCCCGGCCCTGGGCGTCGCGGAGCAGGCCGGATGCGGTGCCGGTCAGCGCCTCCTCGCCCTCCTCCGAGACCACCGCGGCGAGGCAGGCCTCGATCTTGGCCTTCATCAGCAGGGCAGCCTCGTAGTCGCCGAGATCGCGCAGCCGCGTCAGCACCGGCGCCAGCCAGGAGACGTCGCGCAGCTGGCCAGGGCGGCGCTTGCGATAGACGTGCAGCACGTCGCGGGCCGGCACGGGCTCGCTGTCCAGCCGGCCACCGGAGGGCAGCAGCCAGGACGCGCCGGGGTGGACCCGGTACAGCCAGTAAGCCACTGGCTCGCCGGCCTCGCCGAGGGCGATGCCCTGCAGGGTCGGCCGGCCCTCCACCGTGCCGTTGCGGGCCGTGTCGAGGTGGTCGGTCTCCAGCAGCTGCAGCCGGAGGCCGATCAGGTTCGCCGGGCTGACCTCGGCCGGCAGCAGCCGAACGAAGCATTCGCCGCTCTCGACCACCGCCCGCATGACTAGAGCCTGCAGGCCGGCGAGATCGAGCCGGCCCTCGGCGTCGCAGGCGGTGCTCTCCGCCCAGCGCCGCCAAGCATCGGCGTGCCGCTGGTCCGGCCAGCGGGTGGTGATGCCGGCGCCCACCGCATTGCCGGTCCACAGGTCGACGATGCGGGCGGCATAGGGGTCGTTGCGGACTGCATCGCGGGCCCGCCGCGCGACCGTGGCCGCGGCCGCGCCGACTTCGGCATTGGCGCTGCCACCGGAGGGCGCCCAGGCCGAGGCGCGGCTGTCCCCCGCCGCGGCATAGCCGCGCAGCACCTGCCAGGCCTCGCGGAGACGTCGGATCACCCGGTTCTCTCCCGCGAGAAGTTGGCGAGCGTGACGGCGGGGCGGCGCGCAGCGCTGTTTTCGGCGCCGTGCAGCACCGCCAGGGCGCGGCCGAGCTCGTCGAGGCTGCGGTACTCCACGGTGCGACCGTCGAAGGTCACCCGCGTGGTGCCGCCGGTGTAGGCGGCGGCGAGTGCCGCGGCGCGGCTGCCGGCGGGCTGCGCCAGCGCCCAGGCGAGGACGTCAGGGTTCATCGATTGGCGCCCTCAGCGCAGGGGATCAAACGGCACGGATTCGCCTTCTGTAGAGGCAGCGACCGCGATAGATGCCGGCCGCAGCAGCGGCAGGACAGCCAAGGGAGGAGGTCATGACGATCACGCTCAACCACACGATCGTGCCCGCCCGCGACAAGGAGGCCGCGGCTCGGTTCTTCGCGCAGATCTTTGGGCTGCGCTTCGATGGCCCAGGCGGGCACTTCGCGCCGGTGCGGGTCAACGACACGCTGACGCTCGACTTCGCCAATGCGACCGGGCCGATCACCAGCCAGCACTATGCCTTCCACGTCAGCGACGCCGAATTCGACGCGATCCTGGAGCGGGTGCAGGCGGCAGGGATCGCCTTCGGAAGCGGCCCCTGGAGCCTCGAGGACGGCAAGCTCAACGACTGGAACGGCGGCCGCGGTGTCTACTTCAAGGATCCGGATGGCCACATCCTGGAGCTCATGACCGTGCCGCAGTGACGATCCACGCCGTGTCGCCTGCTACCGCAGCCAGCCGCCACGTGGCGTGAGCCACGACTGCGGCCGCATGGTGGTGGTCTGTGATGTCGGAGCCACGGTCGCAGGCGTCGCCGCCTCCATCGGTGCCGGCAGCGACAGCGCATCGGCCATCCGCGTCCAGCGCCCCTCGCCCCAGCCGTCCATGCCGAGGGCCGCCGCGGCGGCGCGGGCGTACACCCGGCAGTCCAGCGCCTCGTTGCGTTCGCGGGTCTTGACCCATTCCAGCCGCCGGAAGCCGTTCTTGCCGGCGCGTGCCACCAGCTGCTCGGCGGTGAGCTGGCGGCAGAACTCCTCGCCCGCCGCGTGGATCGGCAGGTGGACGTAGCCCGGCGGGAACGGCTCGCCGCTCTCGGCGGTGGGGCGCTCCAGCTTCAGCCAGCCATAGGTCTCGCCCTTGAGGAAGGACGATCCCACCGGCCAGAGCTTCAGACCCCCGAGCTTCCGGCCGTTGCGGCGGACCTCCGTGGCCGCGGGCTGACCGACCGCGGCGCGCAGCCCGTCCTGGCCCTTCACCGCGATGGCACGGCCAGCGCCGGCGCGGCGGACGAAGGCGTAGACCTCCGCCGTGGTCATGCCGTCGCCGCTGTCCACCGCCGCCAGGGCCAGGCCGAGCCGGTGGCCGGAGGCATGCCGCCAGGTTTCGCCGAGCAGAGCGCGCAGCTCCTCCCAGACCACCGCCTCAAAGGGGTTGCCCACCAGCACGCGGTGCTCCACGAGCCAGGACTGGCGGTCCTGCCCCCAGGCCCAGACCGACGCTTCCAGCCGGTCGCGCTGCACGTCGACCCCGGCGGTGAGCAGCAGCCCGCCCGCCGGCACAGTGCCCGGCTCCCAGTCCTCGCGGCGGTCGTAGAGACGCTGCCAGTCCGGCGCCTCGCCGCTTTCCTGCCAGATCTCCCCGAGCACGGTGTTGCGGAAGGTCTTGATCGCCCGATCGTCGCCCTGCGCCGCCTCCCACTCCCGCGCCGCTTGGCTCCAGGCGAACCAGCCTACCGGCGAATAGAGCGCCGAGATGTGGAAGCCGATCGCGTGCGAATCCCCTGCCTCGGCCGTCGGGCGCCATTCGCCGGCGGCCAGCATGGCGGTCTTGTGCTGCTCGCCGATGCTGCCGTCGCAGGCCTCGCACAGGTAGCGCGCCGTCTCCGGCTCCCCCCTGTCCCAGACCAGCCGTTCGAAGCGCAGCCACTGCATCGCCCCGCAATGCGGACAGGGCACGAAGTAGCGCCGCTGGTCGGTGGCCTGGTACTCGCGCTCGATCCGCGACAGGCCGGCGATGGTGGGCGTGCTGACCAGCAGCGTCTTGCGCCGCCAGCCGAAGGTGCGCGCCCGCGCCTCGGCCAAGGCCACCGGATCGCCCTCGCCCTCGACGTCGCCGGGATAGGCATCTACCTCGTCGAGGAACAGGAATCGGGCCGACATGGAGCGCAGCCCGACCGCGCTGTTGGCGCCGGTCATCACCAGCTGGCCGCCGGGGAACTCCTTGCTGAGCTGGCGATTGCCGCTGTCCCGCGAGCGTGCCGGCGCGACCCGTTCCCGGATCGCCGGCGTCTCCTCGACCAGCGGGTCGATGCGCTGGTCGGAGAAGCGCTTGGCCAGTTCAGTGGTGGGCTGCACCGCCAGCATCGGCCCCGGCGCGTGGTGGATGACGTAGCCGATCCAGTTATTGCCGCACTCGGTGCCACCGACCTGGGCACCCTTCATGAACACCACGCGCCGGGCCGGGTGCGCCGGCGACAGCGCGTCCATCACCTCCCGCAGGTAGGGCGTGCGGCTGGTGCGCCAGGGGCCGGGTTCGGCGGAGCCGCGGCTCCCGAGCACGCGATGCTGGTCGGCCCATTCCGAGACCAGCAGGGCCGGCTCCGGTGCCATGCCGTCGCGCCAGGCCTGCAGAATCTCGGCCGCGCCATCGAAGCTGCTGAGCTCGGGGAGGATGTCGCTGCCCGCCATCAGCCGATGCTCACCCGCACGTCATGGCGTTCCGCGAGGTGCTGGCGCAGGCGTGCGTCCATCAGGGTCTGCAGCCGGTGCGCATCGACGCCGAGTTCGGCCGCCAGCTCGGCGGCAATCCGCGCTGGCCAGGCGAGGATGGCGTCGCGCTCCTCCTTGGCGAGCCGGTGCACCAGCATGAGCGCGCGCGCCTTGTCGACCAGCTGGCCGCGGCGCTCCTCCAGCCGTAGCTTGCGCTCCTGCGCCTTCAGCACCTCGTTGGCCGTGCGGGCATTGTGGAAGCTGCTACCGCCGGGCAGCGGCTCCGCCGCGGGCGGCGTGACCATTGGCCGCGGTGCTGGTGCCGGAGAGACCGGCAGCGCCGGCGCGCGGGTGGTCATGGCCGCGGTCTTGCGCGTCGGGTCGCTGCTCGCCGCCAGGCCAGCGCGCACCTTCTCGATATCCCAACCGCCGCCCGGCTCGGGCGCGATGCGGCCGGCCTGCTGCGCCTTCTGCAGGGCGGTGTGGGAGAGCCCGAGCCGGCGCGCCACCTCGCGCTGCGAGGCCACCAGCGTCGGGCCTTCGACTGCGATCATGATGTGATCGGGAGCCCCTCAACATAGCAATTCCATGAGCCCCGGATGCGCTTGGCTCCGGCGCGCCCCAGCGCGAATGGTCCGTCACGCGATGAGCAGGACGGAGACCGGGATGACCAAGCGGCAAGCCAACCAGCAGAAGAGCCTCGCCGCCTTCCTGGCCAAGAAGGCCGAGTTCGACGCCCTGCTGGCCGACCTGCAGCAGATGAGCGCCAACCACTTCGGCGCCGATCCCGAGGACGTCCTCTGGGGCCAGGTCGGGAACCTGGAGTTCTACACGGAGCAGATGCGGCGGGTGACCGACGCCTATTTCAAGCGCGGCGAGCACGCCGAATAGGTGGCCTTTCCCCGCACTGCCCCGACCGGGTGCGCCCGGCGGGGCTCCCGGCCGTAGGGGGCCGGCGGTCGGCTCCCCTCAAGCAGGAGCCCCGATCATGGCCCTTTCCGAGACCCAGCGCCGCATTCTCACCGCCGCCGCCCAGCACCCGCATGGCTTGGCAGAGCCGCCCGAGAAGCTGCCCGCCGCCGCCTGCGCCGCGGTGGGCAAGGCGCTGCTCAAGACTGACCTGGTGATCGCGGTCCACCGCCCCGACTACGACGCGCGGGCGCTCTGGACGATCGACGGTGACAGCATGCTGCTCCGCATCACCGACGAGGGCCTGCGCGCCATTGGCCTGGAACCGGCCACGGGCGCGGACACGACGGCACCGGCGGAGGCGCCGCAGGCAGACCCCGCCCCGGCCGACGCGGCCACCCAGGCCACGCCACTGGCGGAGGACCTGGCCCTCCTGGACGAGGCTCTGGCCACGCCACTGCCGGCACGCCGCCCCACCTTGCGCGACGCCGCACAGCGGGTGCTGGATGCCTGGGACGACGACGCCAACCAGCGCTACGACCTGGCCGCTGCGATCGAGGCGCTGCGCGGAGTCCTGGTGAAACCGGATCGTGAGGCCTGCGCCCCCACCAAGCCACGCAAGCCGCGCGAGGGCACGAAGCAGCAGCAGGTGCTGGCGTTGCTGCGTCGGCCGGGGGGCGCGACGGTCACCCAGATCGCTGAGGCGACCGGCTGGGCGCCGCACACAGTGCGCGGGTTCTTCGCCGGCCTGAAGAAGCGCCAGGGGATCGCGGTCAGCGTGCTGCAGCGAGTCCGCCAGGTCGGCCCGAACAAGGAAGGCGCGAAGGGATCCTTCACCATCTACCGGATCGTGGAGTGACGATGGCCAGAGCGGTGGCGATGCTTTGCATTGCCCCCACTCTGCGATATGAAGCGATGCGCCCATCTTCCTGCTGCCGACAACCTCATCGCTGCCTGGCCACGCGGTCCTCCGGTCCGCGAGCGAACGCCTGTCCGCTCGCCCGCATCCCCCTTGAGGACCGTGCCATGCATCACAAGCGCAAGCGTCCCCGGACGCGCGGGCGTGGGCGCGCCCGCTTCCCTAACGGCGCCCCGGCCCAATGGAACATCCTTCACCATGCGCGACCGCGGCGCCGGCGCGACGACCGCCGGCTGAGGGCGCTGCTCCGCGGCGCCGATGCCGAGGCCGTCGTCTGGGATCTCGGCAATCGCCGGCCACACATCTACTACTGGTGATCCTCATGGCTCCCCATCACGAGGCTCATGCCGAACAGGGATCCGTCCTGCCGCCCGATGCTGCTGCGGTGACGGTCGATGCCGAGGGCAATTTCGGGCTGCTGCTGCCGCACCTTCCGCCCGACGCGGAGGTGCCCCGCAGCATCCTGCTGCTGGTGGCCGTGCTCACCCGGTCCTCGGACCCCGAATGGGTGGACGAGATGATCGAGTGGTTCACCGCGCAGGCGCGGAGTTGATCAGGGCGTGCCCCTGGCGCCTGGCGGCGATGTCGTCGAACACGCGGTCCTCGCCCGCCAGGACAGCCTGCCCGCCGGTGAAGCCCTGCCAGCGTCGGATGATCACGTCGCAGTAGCGCGGGTCGATCTCCATCGCCAGGCAGTGCCGGCCGGTGGCCTCGGCCGCGACGATCGTGGTGCCCGAGCCGGCGAAGGGCTCATAGACCGCCTCGCCTGTGGCGCTGTTGTTCAGGATCGGCCGGCGCATGCACTCGACCGGCTTCTGCGTGCCGTGCACCGTGGCCGCGTCCTCGACGCCGCCCATGGCGATGGCCCAGAGCGTCGCCTGGTCCCGCGCGCCCTGCCAGTGGCCGGTTGCCCCCTTGCGCACCGCGTAGAGGCAGGGCTCGTGCTGCCAGTGGTAGTCGCCGCGCCCCAGCACGAAGCGCGGCTTGGCCCAGACGATCTGGCTGCGCACCGCGAAGCCCGCCGCTTCCAAGCTCTCGATCACCGTGCGGCTGTGCACGCCGGCGTGCCAGACGTAGGCGACGTCGCCCGGGAACAGCGCCCAGGCCGCGCGCCAGTCGGCGCGGTCATCGTTGGCCACCTTGCCGGTGCGCATCGTGGCCGAGACGCCCGCCTCGTTCCGCCACTCGGGGTCGTAGTTCACCCCGTACGGTGGATCCGTGATCATGAGGTGTGGCCGTGCGCCACCGAGCAGCTGCGCCACATCGCTGGCGCTCGTGCTGTCGCCGCAGAGCAGCCGGTGCGGGCCGAGGAGCCAGAGGTCGCCCGTTCGGGTGACCGGGACCTCGGGTGGCTCCGGTGCGGAGGCATCGGGATCGCCGGCGAGCCCGTCCGGCGCGTCCAGCGCCGCCTCGGCCAGCAGTCGGTCGAGCGTGGCGCCGTCGAAGCCGACCAGGCCGAGGTCGAACTCCTCGCTGCGTAGTGCCCGCAGCTCCGCCGCGAGCAGGGCCTCGTCCCAGCCGGAGTTCAGCGCCAGCTGGTTGTCGGCGAGGCGGAAGGCGCGGGCCTGCGCCTCGGTCAGGTGCCCGAGCCGGATCGCCGGCACAGTGTCGAGGCCCAGTGCCTTGGCGGCCAGCACGCGGCCGTGGCCAGCGACCAGCACGCCAGCGTCGTCCACCAGCACCGGGACGTTGAAGCCGAACTCGGCGATCGAGGCGGCGAGCTGCGCCACCTGCGCCTCCGGGTGCGTCCGGGCGTTCGCCGCATAGGGCGCGAGCGAGGCCACGGGCATCATCTCGACGCGGAGGTCAGGCAGCATCGGAGACGGCCTCCGCGCGCGCCGCGGCGACGACGTCGTAGCTTCGCCCGTCGTCGAGCGTGACTGGCAGGTCCGGGTGCAGCAGGCGCCAGCGGGCGATGGCGAGATCGACATAGGCCGGGGCGAGCTCAATGGCCCGCACCCGCCGCCCGGTCCGCTGGCCGGCGAGGATCGTGGTGCCGGAGCCGGAGAAGGGCTCGAACACCGCCTCGACCTCGTCGGTGTAGGCCCGCATCAGGAACTCCGGCAGCGCGACCGGGAAGACCGCGGGGTGCTCGGTCTCGACGCCGCGGCCCTTGTGCCGGGTGATGCGCAGCACGCTGTCCGGGATCCGGCTCTCCTGCACCGGCAGGCCGATATGGGTGTAGGCCTTCACCTCGCCGTCGGCGGCGCGCAAGCCGCTGCCCTTGTTCGGGGTGCCGGCCCACTTGCACGGCACGATCTTGTTCGGCTGGCGCGGCTGGCGGTTGAAGTGGAACACCAGCTCGAAGGCTGGGGCGAGGCGCCCGTTCCAGTCGCCCGGCAGGCCGGGGCCCTGGTCCCAGGCGTAGAGGCCAAACCGCCGCCAGCCCTGGGCGCGCATCCAGTCGAGCCAGCCCTGCCAGTAGGGCTGCCATTCCCCGTCGCGGTGGATCAGCCCGAGGTTCACCAGCGCCTGGCCGTTGGCCTGGAGCGCGCCATCCATGGCGCCGAATACACCGCGCATCAGCGCGTCCCAGTCGGAGACGCCGCCGGTGGTGTAGTCGCGCTGGTTGCCATAGGGCGGGCTGGTGAACAGCAGCGCTGCCCGATCATCGGCCATGACGCGAGCCACCGAGGTAGCGTCGGTGGAGTCCCCACAGAGCAGACGGTGGTCGCCGAGCAGCCAGAGATCGCCAGGGCGGCAGACCGTGGTGCGTGGCGGGGCCGGCTCGGCATCCGCCGGGTCCCCCGCCTCCTCCCCATCGGCAACCGCCGGGCTGGCAAGCGGGTTGCCGTCACCGTTGCCAGGCTCCGGCGCCCCACTGGTCGCGTCTTCGAGGCCGGCGAGCAAGCGGTCGATCTCGCCCGCGTCGAAGCCAGTGAGCGCCAGGTCGATACCGCCGGCCTCCTGCAGCTTCGCCATCTCGGCGGCGAGCAGCGCCTCGTCCCAGCCGGCGTTCAGGGCGATGCGGTTGTCGGCGAGGCGATAGGCGGCCTTCTGCGCCTCGGTCAGGCCGGCGCGGACGATGGTCGGCACCGTCTCCAGGCCGAGCAACTTCGCCGCCAGCAGCCGGCCGTGGCCGGCAATGAGCTCGCCCCCCTCGTCCACCAGCACCGGCGCCACGAAGCCGAACTCGAGGATGGAGGCCGCGATCTGCGCCACCTGCTCGGGCGAATGCGTCCGCGCGTTCCCGGCATAGGGCAGCAGGGAGGCGATCGCGCGCGCCTCGACGGCGCTCGCAGACCAGGGGGCCTGGGGCATGCGGACCTGCTCGTGAAGGGAATGGACGCCAGGCGAGGCGCGGCAACCGGAACACTGGCAACCTGGTGAACGGGCCTGGCGCTAGCGAAGTCGCGCGCTTCCGCCCCCCGCATACGCCGGGCCCAGGAAGGACCCTGCGGCTCGCGAACCACAATCGCTCTGCTGGGCCCTGGCTCGTTCGCCACCGCCGCGTCGAGCTACACGATCTCGACGTGTCAGCATCATACGATCATCGATTTGCGCGCCGCCACGGGGTGAATTGTAACAGCGGCTTTCAGCTTCTGTTCACCCGGCGTCGTGCGCGATGCGCCAGTAGTCGAGCACCTCACGGACCTGCTCGCGGGGATAGAACTCACCTGCATGCCGGAGGTCGTGCCGGATCTGGGCAAGACGCTTTTTGGCTTGCGCCTCGATAGCCGGAGTGAACTCCACGAGACCACGCGGTCTCTTTCGGTCGCCTGGTTGGCGTGGCCAACTCGCCGGATAGCTCGACCAGTCTGTCCACTTGTCGAGGGCCGCATTCACGTCGGACATTGCATCGTGATCGCATTGCCAGCCGTAGAGGCTGCGAGCACAGATCCGCAACATCGCCTTCACGTCCGCCATGCTGTCCGTGAATGCCTTCAACGGCGTGGGCAACAGGACCATATTCGCGACGCACGAGTAGAATCGCCGGTCCTGCACGACGACATTGGAAAGCTGGTACGTCGCATCGTCGACGCCCCAGATATGGCAGCAAGACCAGTTGGGCCTGTCCGCCTTCCGCAAGCCAAGTGCCAATGTGAGGGCCTGATTTGCGTAGACGTTACCCTCCACCTTATGCGTCGAAACGCCAGTAGACCGCCTGGTGTTCATCTGCGGAGCGGACCAGCCACCCTTGTAAAAGGGCTGAGCGCGGGCGTGTTCCGGGTACCAAACGGGCAAGAGCCTAAACGTCTCCGGTGCGACCCAGCGCGCCGTCCGCTCGATGAGCGAGGCTATCTCGCGCAGGCCGATTTCAGCACGCAACGCGGCGAGGCCATCGCGCGGAACGGTGCGTTCCGTCGTGGTGTCCTCGCTCTCGTGGTCGATGGTGTTCAGCACGTAGGCCGGCACTCCGAGCATTCTTGGATCGCACTGAACTTTACGCGGCGTAGCCTCGCTGTGTAAGCCTGAAATGCATCGCCAGCGTGCCGAGGGCAGCGACCAGGATACCGCCCGCGATGGGTTGCGACACTGGCCTGCCGCCCCAGCCGCGCCGCTGCGCCCATTCCCGCACCGAGCACTCCAGACCGATGACGAACCACGCGCAGGAGCCCGCCGGGCTGTCGTGCCCACCGAGGGCGTCGAGCGCCTCCGCCACGCGGCGTCGGGCGTCGATCTGGCGGTTCGACAGCCGGTCGGCCGTCGAGCCGGGCAGGCGGATCAACTGCGACGTCGACATGCTATCGATCGCCGCGCTGCGGAACAGCGTCCGGAAGATGCATCCCGCCTCGTGCATCTCCGGCGTGATGCTACCGTTGGCCAGCATCAGCCCGAGCGTGTCGACGGCCCGCCGATGCTGCACCGGGCTGCCCGTCTCGGGGTCGGCCTCGCGGGCCGGCTCGGAGAAGCCGCCATGCTGCAGTCGCCATTTCGAGGGCTTCGACAGATCCTCGACGCCCTGCATGGTCCGCTTTGCCTTGCGCTTACCGGCCATGCTGCATGCCTCCCTGCCGGCGCCCCCAGCGCCGGTTCGCTTCGTTGGTGACAGCCTGGCGGAGCCAGGGATCGGCGATGTCCTCCACGGCCAGGGCGGCGACGCCGTGCCGGTGCCATGCGGCGGCACGCATGGCATCGAGCTCCACCGCAGAGGTCGGGCTGTGAGCCAGGTCTAGAGACGACCGGGGCGGACGCGGCGCACCGGCGAGCCTCATTCGCGACCACCCTGCGGCTCGGTCGCCCAGAGCAGCAGGGCGATGGCGTCGGCCTCGTTGTCGTCCGCCGGCGCGAAGCCGCGGGCGCGGATCGCCGCGACCATCGCCGCCTTATCGGCGTTGCCGCGGCCGGTCGCGAAGCGCTTGATCGTGCCGACCGGAACGCCCTCGTAGGCGATGCTTCGCTCCTCGCACCAGGTCGACAGGTGGGCGAGGAAGCCGCCATAGAGATGAGCCGCATCGGTGCCTGCGTGAGAGCGCACCTCCTCGAAGGCGATGCGCGCGAGGCCGCCGGCAAGCGCCGCCAGCTCACCGAGCCAGCTACGGAAGCGCAGGTAGCGCATGCCCCCGCCCTCGAACCGGCTCTGGCGAAAGGTCATGGTGCCCGAGGTGATGCTGCCGTCCTGCCCGCGCAGCGCCCAGCCGGTGGTGGTGCCGAGGTCGAGAGCGAGGACGGCGTGATGCCGCAGGGCCACAGGCAGCGGGGCGGTGATCAGCGGACCGCTTGCGTGCGCCGCGGGCATGGGGAGAGTCAGGGGAGCCATGGGGTCTCCGAAAGGGGACGGCTGTGGTGAGGGCGGCGACGGCGCGGTTCTTGGCGGAGCTCGCCGTCGCTGCCCGGCTTCGAGAGCGCGTTGCCTGGCCGGGCGGGCCGGTGGCCCGGTATGTGACGCGCGAGCGCGGAGGCGTCCCACCCGTCCCGCCTCGTCCCATCGCCGCGACCGAAGTGAGACGAAGGAATATGTGCGGATTCAGATGCTTGCGCGGTCCTTTCCCACCTGTCCCACTCCAGGACGGCTCGCCTAAACCCGTATAGGAAAATGTATGTCCGGCCTCATCATGCCCTTCGCGTATGGCTCTAAGGAGCAGGTGGGACAGGTGGGACAGTGGGACAGACGTCCGGAAACCCGCGGAAAAGCTTGGTTTGCGCGTGTCCCACTTCGCCGGCGGAATTCGCTGTGGTGGGACAGTAGGACAGAACGGCCTCCCAGTGAGGTGCCGGAGGGACATCACGCGCCCTCCTCTGACGGGGAGGGCCGGCGGTAGCGCCATTCGCGAGCGACGCCGTCCCTGGCAGAGCCGGTCGTCTTGTACCGCTCCCACTTCTTCGCCTTGAGGTAGGCGCCCACGCGCATCTGGTCGCCCTTTGTCCACTTCGCGGCCTCGATGCCGAGCGCCTGCTCCAGCACCTCGCCGATGGAGACGTCGGTCAGCGGCTTCGCCCGCGGCACGAAGCGCTCCTGCCAGTCCTCGAAGTGCCCGACGCCGACATTCACCGGCTTGCGCTCGGAGACGAGCCAGCGCTCGATCCGCGCGTCCCAGGCATCGCCCTGGTAGCGTGCCTCCTGTGCGGCGCTAGCCTCGGCGACGAGCGCGCGGTCCTCGATCCACCAGGGCGCGCCGGCGCGGTAGCGCGCGACGGCCTCGGCCCAGAGCTGGTCGCGGTTGCGCCGCAGGCCCTCGAGGTCGATGTCGCCGCAGCGCAGCGGCCAGAAGCGCCGGTTGCCGGTCTCGTCGCGCAGATAGGTGTCCGGGTTCACTGTCCCAGCGAAGACGCATTGCCGCGGGACAGTGACGACGTAGCGCTCATAGGGTGGCCGGTAGCGATCCGTGGTGCGGCTGAGGAAGGCCTTGATGCGCGAGACGTCCGCCTGGCCGATGGCGTCCAGCTCCGCCATCTCGATGATCCAGATGCCGCGCATCTGCTGCGCCGCGTCCTTCGAGCCAAGCTCGGCGAGTTCGTCGGTGAACCAGGGCTCAGAGGCGAGCACCCTCAGGGCGGTCGACTTCCGGATGCCCTGCGGCCCCTCTAGGATCAGCATGTGGTCGGCCTTGCAGCCGGGCTGCATGATCCGCGCCACGGCCGAGACCATCCACAGCGAGGCCATGCTCCGGTGGAGCGGCGTATCCTCGGCGCCGAGATAGGCGACGGCCCATGTGTCGAGGCGCGGCGTGCCGTCCCAGGCCAGCGCCTCGAGGTAGTCGCGCACCGGATGGATGCGGATGTTGCGCGACACAGCGACGACGCTGCGGCCGACCACCACAGGCGGGACGTTGATCTCGTGGCGCTGGAGCCATTCGGCGCAGCGCACGTCGTCGGCCTCGCCCCAGGGACGGGGGTGTGCTGTGCCCGCGGGATCCCAGGGCAGCGCCCGGGCGACGATGATCTCCTGGCTGAACTCGTCGAACATCAGTGCGCCCGTGAAGGCGGCGTCGAGCGACAGCGCGGTGATGACGTTGGCCTCGTTGCGCTCCGGCGTGCCGCCCGCGTCGATCCGCAGCAGCGAGGCCCAGGGCGGCCGGACCGGCGCGCGCCGCACGTCGCCCGTGGCGTTCAGCCGCCGACGCAGCTCGACCAGCTGCTTCTCCAGGATGGAGACGGCGATGCCGGTGGCGGTCTTCACTGCGGCGAGGACCTGGCGCTCCGGGAGCGGGTCGAGCCGCGCCAGGGCCAGCCGGCCCAGCAAGTCGGCGAGCGGCTCCGAGTCGGGCGGGCGGGTGAGGCTGGAGGCAGCGGCGAGCAGATCATCAGCCGTGGCCAGCGCCGCCGCGGCGACGGAGGCGTCAGGTTCCGATGTGGACCGCTGCTCGTAGTCGGCGGCGGTCGCCCCGCGCCGGAGGTCGTCGTTGAAGTCGTCGCCGTGTCGTGGGGCGACGATGCGCGAGGGGATGTCCGCGACGTTCAGCCGATCCGCGAGCGTCGCCGCGGCCTGCATCCCGGCATGCCCCGCGTCGGCGAAGATGGTGACGTGCCTGGTACCCTCCGGCCACTGCCAGCGCCGCAGCCCGTCGGCCGAGAGTGCCGCCATCGTCGGAATGCCGAACAGGGCCATGGCGGCGAGCGCGGTCTCGATCCCCTCCGCGACGCCGATCCGTCCGTCGTCGGGCATCGGTGCAAGCCGCACCGCGCCGCCGGCGACGGGCCCGAGCATCTTCTTCCCCGGCGGCGCCTTCCCGGAGCCGTCGTCTAGCAGGTAGGTCCGGTGGATGCCGCCTGTGGGCTCTCCCGCGCCGTCGCGGACGATGGCGACCATCCCGGGCCAGCCGCGCCGGCTCTCGAAGTCGGCGAGGTCGGGGTGGAAGAGAAGGTCGGGGCTGTCGGGCGGGGCGAGGCCGCGGCCCCGGAGGTAAGCCTCGGCGGGCGAGCCGGCGAGCGGGGCACCGCTGGCGAGGATGCGCGCGACCTCATGGCTGTGGTCTGGGCGCGGCTCGCCGGCACGCGGGGGCGGCGCGGGGCAGTCCATGCGCGCCAGCCTCGCCGCCTCGTCGAAGAGCCGGGGCTCGGGCGCGCCGGTCGCGTGGTAGACCATATCGATCGGCCCGGCGCTCTCGCCGGTGGCATGGTCGAACCCCCACCCGGCAAAGTGCCCCTCCAGGTGAATCACGCAGGAGCCCTCACCGCGGGGCGCGCGGCCGGAGAGATCCGCACAGCGCAGCGTGCGGCCGTCCGGGGCGCACCGGGCGTTCGGGAACAGCGCCGGCAGCCACTCCTTCGCGGTGTCCGCGAGCCGCCGCCGCACCTCCGCCAGGTCGTGCCGGACCGGAGCCAGGCTCGCATCGTTCAGGTCGATCGGGGCCGTGGTCATGCCAGGATCACCAGCCCCTGCTCGGCCCGCGTGATCACGGTGTACAGCCAGCGACGCCGGTCGAGCTCCGTGCGCCCAAGCCCGTCATCCCAGACGACCACGTTCTCCCATTGCGAGCCCTGGGATTTGTGACCGGTGATGGCCCAGCCGAAGGTCGCCTCAGTCAGCCCCTTCTTCAGCTTCCAGTCGCGGTCGTGGCGACCCTTGTCGAAGGCGACGTGGTCCTCGAAGTGGCCCTTGTAGATTCGGAGCCGCCCGCGGCTGCCGTCCGCCTGGGGGGCGCCGATGCGGTTGCCGTCCTCGTCCGTCACCACTGCTGAGAGGTAGTGGCTGCCCTCGTCGACGATGTCGGAGAGGGTGAGGAACATGCCGTTGATGAGGCCAAGATCGTTCTGGTTCTTGAGGCAGATGATCTTCTCGCCCGGGCCGGTGGGCAGCCATCCGCCGACGTCGAAGCCCGCGGCGCGACGCATCGCATTGTTGAGCTGCAGCCGGGTCGCGTTCATGCCGCAGATCACCTGGCCGCCGCGCAGCGCCTGCTCCGGCGTGACATCGAGCTTGCGCATCTTCCAGACGTGGTCGTCGTACCGCCCAAAGCCGATCGGCTCGCCCTGGCGTGCCATGGTGGCGAGGCGGATGATGGCGCTCTCCGCCGCTTGGCGGTGGATCTCCGTCAGCATGATGTCGGGCGCGTCCTTGGTGAACGCGCCTTCGCCCTGGATCGGCGGCAACTGGCCGGGGTCGCCAAGCACGAGGATCGGCTTGCCGAAGCTCAGAAGATCGCGCGCCATCTCCTCGCCGACCATGGAGACCTCGTCGAGCACGATCAGCTTCGCGTGCGCGGCGTCGCTCTTGGGGTTCAGCGCGAAGCGCGGGCGCTTCATGTCGGCGACGCCCTGGCGCATCGCCTCGATCGTCGCTTCCGCCGCGGTGCGCTCGAAGCCGGTGAGGCCCCGCGCCCGCGCGACCGCCTCCTCGATCTTCTTCTCGGCGGCCTCGACCTCCTCCTCCGTGGCCTCGATCACGGAATAGATCAGGCTGTGGATGGTGCGCGCCGGCGTGCCTTTGCGGCGCAGCACGAGCGCGGCCTTGCCGGTGAAGGTGGCGGTGACGACGCCGGGCGCGCAGGGCTCGCCATCGCCGCCGCCCCGGTGGTGCTCGAGGCCGAGCTCCTCCAGCGCGAAGCGCAGCACGGTGGACTTGCCGGTGCCGGCATAGCCGAAGAGGCGGAAGACCTGCTTGCGGTCGGCTTCGTTCTGGAACCAGTGCTTGATCGCGGCGATTGCCCGGTGCTGCGTGTCGGAGGGGGTGATGTCGCTCATGCGAGCGTCTCCCAGCAGCGCGTGGCGTAGGGACAGAGGCGACAGAGATAGAAGTCGGCGGCTTGCGCAATGCGCGGCGGCAACTCGCCCGCATCGGCAGCGCGCAGGATGTCGACGGCATGGTCAGAGAGACGCTGCGCCTCTGCCGCGTCGAAGGGCACCGCCTCGTGGTGCAGCGCCAGCGTGTCACGGTTCAGCGCCGTCAGCAGCGCTACCTCGAGATCGAGGTAGGCCATGTAGAGCTGCACCTGCGCGAAGTAGATCGGCTTCGACAGACGCAGTCCGCGCTTGACCAGATCCGTCCAGGATTTCTGCCCGAGCGCTTTGTGCTCCCACAGCGCGGGCCAGCTGATGCCGACATCGGGACCAGCGGCGATCACGCCATCAGCGTGGCCACGCAGCCTCCCGTCCGCCGCGACGAAGCCAATCTGGCCGCCGTCCGGGCCACGGTCGCGCAGGTCGAAGCCGGCAAGTCGGAGCCACCGGATGGACAGCGCCTCGAACTGGTGGCCGGCGTCGAAGACCCGGAGGATGTCAGCGTCGAAGTCACGGTCCTTCGGCGCGTGGGTGATCTCGTAGACGAGCTTGCGGGCGCAGGGTTCGCCGACG